TCGTCCAACCGCCCAATAAAAGGACTGACGTACGTAGCACCTGCCTTTGCAGATAAGATAGCCTGAGCAGCATTGAATATAAGCGTAACATTAACTTTAATTCCCTCGTCGGATAGTACTTTACATGCTCCGAGTCCTTCTCTGGTGCATGGAACCTTTATTGTAGCGACTGATCCAAACTTTTGCGATAGTCTGAGCCCCTCCCTTAACATTTCGTCACTGTCACCGACTACCTCCATAGAGATATCCTTGACACCCATGTCCACTATTTCAGCATAGACATCCTCTGGATCTCTACCTGATTTCATTATTAGAGTAGGGTTAGTGGTTACCCCATCAATAAGACCTGTAAAGAAATGATCTCTAATAGTAGAGGTTTCCGCAGTGTCTAAAAATATTTTCATTTAACAAAGCCTTGCACGTTAGTCATCTCTCCTAATGCTGCATCCACAAACTGTCGTGTACCAACAGGATCTGGAGTAAAATCATCAGGACTTGGGATATTTAGCTCTGGTTCTTGTGGATCCTGAGCAACTGAGGCTACAGGTGAGACAATACACACAATACCATTATTAGTGGTCACCTTAAGTGTATGTCCTTTCTCAACTAAACTTAAGGAGAACGGAACATTCTCCTCGAATTCTGATTGTGATAGAGATATAATATTCATATGTATGTAATCATGTCTTCTGGGATGTATTCATTAAAGGTACTTATAGTTTCAGAGAAACCTTCAGATCCCTCATCATCAAACTTCCAAGTAACTACCTCATCGGATCCATCTTCTGCCATAATCTTGACCTGACGTTTGGGTACGTTGACCCAGATATGCTCTAGGTAGGTCTGATCATCATACTCGTTCATGCTGTAGAATCTCGCTTCCCATCTAGTATACACTAGTTCAGCAAAACTGGCAACCCATAGATCTGACATGGACCAAATCCACATCCAGCAGCAAGGTATCCTGTAGCACATGAGTATGATGCCATACCAGTGACCACTTGGTTTATCAGTGATCCTGATGGTACAAACTCAGCAATGACACCAGTAGGTGCAGCAACGAATGTAGCATGTAACGCATTCTGTGACCCTGCAAGAATGTCTGCCATACTTGATGGTACTTGAGTACCAATGGAAATCCTAACCTGTGAGGGTGGTGCAGCAGCAGGGAATGGTAGGTCACATGTGATATCCACAATAGCACCCTTAACCATGGTGAATTGTCCTGTCAGTGATGCAAATGGATTGAATAGAGCAATAAACTCAAATCTACCTGCATTTAGGAATGATGTAATAAAGTTTGCTTGGTTGATTATCTCACCGTCAGCAATGTTTTCAATAGTATTACCTTCTATCTTAACGTTCTGAGAGTTAAGCATTAATGATTCGATAGCAGCGATACTAACCTTAGCACCCTGTACCTTAACCTCACCAGTATATGCTATGTCATGGTCACCTTCCTTTCTAGCAGCAGACTTCTGCTCAGTACTATCTTTTAATTCACCAGTTAATTGTGGTCCTGTTGGTGTCCTTCCAAATCTGTCAGCACCAATATGATATGGAATCTTACTTACTGGATAGAATCCACCTACATTCTGCTCTGTAAGGACTCTATCTCTCTCTATCTCAGCAGTACCTCTGTATAACTCAGCTTGTGCATTATTAGATTGCTTCTGTGTCTCAGCAGGTATCTGTCCTGATGTTACGTTGGTGTCTGTCTCCGCAGTAGCACCACCAGTACCAGATGTATCTGGAGTCTTAGATTCTCCACCAGATTCAGACTGTGGTCCTTGTGAGTTGTGCTCATTCTTAGCACCAGTGATCTCTTCATGGTAGTTACCCATGACTTTAAGATAGAAGTCACCCTCAACTGTTAGACAGTAGTTACCTTTAATAGTCTCACACTTATCCTTAGCAATGATCTTAGTCTGGTTGTTAGGTACGTTAACATGCTCGTTACCATGAGAGTCTTGGAAACTGGTTACACCACCTGGACCTGACGTTATCTGCTTCTCTTTACCTGGCGTAGCATCATTAATAATCTTAGCCCCATTAAGAGATGTCTTAGTCTCCATTAAATATGGGTTAATATTCTGGAACATCCTATCGATGTAACTACCAGTCTCTTGTATCTTATCAAGTAATGATTTCTTACCACCACTATCACCATATATGGCATCAACATTAGAATATGGTGTGCCCTTGATAGCATCGTCTATATTATCGCACTCCGTGGATCCTATCAGTGGGAACCACATCTTAGACTTCGGCCTCTTTATCTTCCTGTTACAACTCTTTTTAAAGAGAGCACCTAGAATTGCCATTAGGATCTGTAAAAGAGATCCCCAATCCAATGATGTGAAGTCAAACTCCATAATCATCTGGACTGTATCACCCAGTTTCTTTGCTGCTCCTGCCATACCTTTAGCGATACTGACAGCACTTATAACATCACCTGCAACGTCTCTTACACGATTCATTGAAGATGTAATACCTTCAAGGATACGATTGCTTAACCCTTTAACCGCAGAATCAATTGCCATACCAATTGCACTGGTAGCAATTTTGTTCACAGCTAGGGCTGCCATCTGGTTCGCAAAGTTAACCGTATCCGATAACGCACTTTGCACCAGTCCCAACCACATTGGTTTCTTAGCACAGAATAGATCAAAGATCTGTGATAAGAATGACATCAACATGTTGACGACAACAATAGGTATAAACTGAGATACAATCTTAACGAGGATTGCTACAACCTCAGCAATTAGTTTTGCTAGTAATTCTTTTAAAGGTGCAAGGATACCAGAGATACCACTGGATAGGAAGTTAATAACCTTACCTAGGTGCTCTCTTACCTTATCACCTGCCATCTTATTACCTGTGGCAACAGAGACAAATCCACCTGGACCTGATGCCATGGTAGATGCCATCTCACCTAACTCAGTTAACATCCTTGTTAGGTCAGTTTCAAATCCTTTACCTGCTGGACCTGCAACACCATCACCAATACCATTAGCATTAGTTGGTGGTTTAAATGGGTTGGTTACAGCATTACCTGGTAATACTTGTACCGCAGTACTAATACCACCTCTTGCTTCTTCTATAGAACCATCACGATCACCAGGAGTGGTACTTTGTACTTTAGGGAATGGATTACCATTCAACTTATCCATACCATCTAACCCTTTCTGTGAGTTAGTATTGGTCTTATTCTTCTTAGCGTTCTTAGCGTCTGCAATAGTAGTCTGCTTATCTTCTTCGTTCTGTTGGAATCCTCTGAACGCACCTAAGACGCATGGCATCTGTGCTCCTTCACCATCAAGGAAGAAACCTAATACCCATGCACCACACTGTAATTCTGTAGATGTACCTGCACCTTTAGTCTGTGGTTGATCACAGGGTAAAAGAACAGTAGCCCATGGAAGAATCTCCGTTGGGACATCTTTAGTATATGCCTCTTTACTCTTACTTCCAGTATACCAACCAAGAATACGTACCTTGACACGACCTAGCTGAGAGGGGTCGTTGATGTTTTCAACTTCTCCTACCCACCAGGTGTATCCATCCTTTCCTAGAAAATCGGTACCAGATCTACTCATTGTATATAACTTTTCTTTTATTTATCAAGTCTAGTGAAGAGGAATTCACCTTCTGAAGGATCTTTACCATAAACCTGTCTACCAGTCTTAATATCATGTCCTACATCCTGCACACGATACTCTAAACCGTTGAATCTAATATTAGATTCTATCTTAGTTGATCCTTGTATACATTCTCCATCCAAATCCCCTCTCCACCATTGCCCATCCCATGCCCATATAAAAGGACAGGAATCGCTATTAGTAAGAAGGTTATAAGTTTTAGAGAAGATAATATTCTCATCCATCTCCTCTAAATCATATCTTATTATATTATAAGGATCTTCTTCACCCTTATATTTGTACCAAGACTTTGCTTCAATCTGCCGTTCCGACAGTGTGGAGATACGGAGATCGATCTGAGGCCACCGAGACGGATTGGACATCGCTTGTCTGGCGTTTCGATACCGACCTGTAAGTAGGTCCATGAACTTCACAATAGTCGCAGTCATCACAAGAATATTCTTCTTTATAATTATCTATCTTTGTTATTAAATTGTCATACTCACGTGGTGTCCCAGTGATATGTTGATACTCTATACAAGCCACCCTTAATTGGTGTAATTCTTGTTCATTAAATTGCATACTAAACATGGTGACTGACCTATTTAGTCGTCATAAACTAAGCACTCTGGCTCGTCTGGATTCTGATCGCAGAAGAGTTCCAATGCATTAGGATCGTGGTGATCACCTGCTACAATCTCATCATGATGATGCTCTTCATACTCAATGAGATCATGCAATTCTTCTTTGTAATGTCTACGTGCAGCAGGATTTGTTTGAGGATCATCTAGGATCTCTTTATCGTGCTGTATGTGTTGCTCTATAGTTGTCATAGTTTTCTTAGCAAACTACTATTATTTATGAGTATATTATACCAAAACTGTTAGATATCGCCACTACGAGGTAAGGAATCCCTAACCAATTCAAGACTTGTTGTGATACCAGATCTCTTGTAAATGTGCTTCAGACCTGCGATTACATACAATCCACTAAACTTTTTATCTTGTTTTACGTTAGCACCTTTCTGTCTTGATCCAGGAATAATCAGTTTGATTAAGGATCCAGCAACCAGTCCTACATTACCTGGTACCTCAATATTCAACTGAATTGTCTTGAATAAAGTATAACGTGCAGCAGCATACTCTGCCACTGCCATATAATCATCGTCAGATCTAGTACCATTAGTTGGATTGTTCTCACTGGCATTCTTCATTCCAGGTAATGCTCTATATTTAATCCTAGTTGGCTCTGACTCTGATAAAAATTCTGGTGTCTCAAATGGAGGTACCTTCTCAACGGTAGTTGCTTTAGAAAATAACTCTTCATATGTCATCACCTGTGCTTCATTCATAGTACCACCTGGTTGATCATCAGTCTTAGCAGACTTTGGTGCATGAGCATTCTTAGGCTCTGGTAATGTGATACCTATGGCAGCAGACTTATAGATCCCCATCCTCATACTCTTCAGATGGTTTGCCTTATCTGGATACTGTATATTCTCTATAGTATACCACTTGTTTGCTGGAGTGGTACCTTTCTGCACATAGTTGTACGTGTATACGTTTTTAGTAGCACCACCTTCTGCAATAGAATCAATGGATTTAAAGTTAAACCCATGCACATTCTCCCAGAACAAATAACCTGACTGCTTATCCCTACCCCTACTATTCTTTAGTCTAGTGATCTTATCACTCAGGAACATAATAGTATCTACTGGTTTCCAGCTGGGAGATATAAAAGTATACTTTGAATGATTCTCAAAATTAGTTTCATCTACCTTCTTACCTGCCTTAAGGAATTTCTCACAAATATACTTGGGTATATTATCCATATTATTATCACCCTTCACACCTGGTCCAAATGCTCTGAATACTTTAAACTGCTCATTATTATACATCTCTGGTGAGACACTATGAAGGACGTACATCTGTCCTCTCTCAGATTTAACAATGCTACCGATCTTATAGACCTGCATCGTAACCTTTAACTTCTCATCCTTGAGTGCACTTTCAGTTTGTATATTAATATTAATCTTCTCACCACCTTGAAGCATTAAGTTAAAGTCAACTGCATCTAAGATAGTAAAATCACAGCGAAGGAAGGGAGACTCAATGGATTCAAAATACTCAAAATCCATTACCATCTCTTCTATATTCCACTTCTTCCCATTGATCAGCTCAATTTCCATCTTGCTGACCTTCATCCCTCTAGAGTTTTGAGATGCTTGTCCTTTTAGTTCTACCACCTGTGGCACTGGTGGTATAGGTGCCATTTGTACTACACTCATTTACATTAACTCCGATGGATCCACTAAGAACTCATGTATGAGTCCAAACTTAGGTTTCATATAGTCATGTGAATCATGGAATTCCTCACCAGGTAGTGCTATTGGTGTCTCTTCTCCACCTCCACCACCTACTTGAATAGGCTCACCCTCTACTACATTCACACCACCACCTACAGTTGCTAGTTTCTGTATTGCTTTCTTCTTAGCAGTTTGATCCTGCTTTTTGTCCTCTAACTTACTACCTGATTCAGTGAAAGAATGATCAAATGAAGAGTGTCCCTTAACCTTTTCTGCTCCTGTCTCAGGATCCTTGTAGATAAGTTGATGTTTCTCTAAGTATTTCCGATTCCTTGCTCTCCTCCACTCTCTAGTTGCCTCATGTGCATCACTAGACTCTAGAATCTGAGCAAGTTTCTTCTGATCCATATCAATAGTTTGCTTACTAATAAGATCATCTATTGTAGTACCTGGTGGTAACTGCTCTAGTATCTGATCTTTATGTTCATGAAGATGATTCAGATTTATATCATACAAATGCTTAATTCTTTCTTTAGTTCTAACTGGTTCCTTTCCTGGTTCCTCAGTCTTAGTCTTCTTAATCTCATAATACCTACCAACTAAAGATGGTGGATCCACTTCACCACCCTCTGATCTACTAGGAATAAATCCACCCATCAATGCTTGACGCATCCTCATAGCAGATAGTCCTTTATTCTTTCTAGTTGCTGGTGTGTCAAATGGTACTACAAATGCTCCACCACTAGACTTCTGTGCAACATATTCTGTGCCATGACCAATAAATGATGTGGATCTACCTCCATCTAATGATACAGGATACCCTGACTGTGGTCCTTTTATCCAACCACCTTTAGCAAGCTCTTGATACCAACCACCATTAGCCTTCTCTGGTTTCTCTTTCTCGTCATACTTATAATTACCTTCTGCATTACGACTATCCTCCATCATATCTTTTAATTCTTTTCCTCCTTCATGACCATAGGTATTTTCAGAAGAAGTAGTTTCACTTGTCATCTCAGTCTCAGTACCACCGCCTGGTGTAAAGAATTTCAAGACAGTAGTTAATGCCTTCATTCCTAAGAATAAGGGCCAGAACATTGCTTTAACACCAAATCCCATTATCTTACTGATAAGTGGTAGATGAGGCTCTACAGCATCAAGTATACCACTCATAAACTTACCAAGTACTGTGAAGAATTCTCCAAAATTCTTTGATATAGGCTCCATCACCTTACCAAATACTTCACCAACCTGACCAACAAACTTCTTAATTGGTTCAATGACTGGCTCTAGTGCTCCACCTATTGCTTTACCTGCCTTACCACCTAAGAATGCTCCTGCTGCACCTGCAAGCATACCAGCACCAGGAATTCCAGTAGCAGCACCAACTGCTGCTCCTATCGCTTGACCTGCACCAGCACCAACTGCTGCTCCACCTATCTCTGCACCACTACCACCTTCTGCTTTCACTTGCATTGCAGCAGCAGACCCAGCAGCAACGGATCCTAAAATGGGTGCAAATTTACCCATCTTACTCATTATACCCTTAGCACCACCTGCTACACCTTTAAACAGTTTAAAACCTTTCTTTATACCTGTTAAGGCTGCCTTCTTCATTCCTCCAAAGGCACCACCCAGTTTAGATATTACCCATCCTACCGCTTTTATTGTACCTATAGGATTCTTAAGGAATGCTAACCCTAGGAACAATGGAGCTGCTGATGCAATGAACTGAAGTGCACCAAGTAATCCTTTCAAACTAATAGGATTCTCTAGGAATTTAGTCAACCCATCTAAGGATGAACCTGCTAGGAAACCTACTATCTTAAATACAAACTTACCTATAGCAGCGAGACCCTTGAATAGTTTCTCTACTTTATCAGGATTATTAGCTACCCAATCAAAGACCTTATACAGTCCCATGATAGTGAATAACCACTTAGCAACCTTAACTATTCCACTGAATAGTCCACCAAATGCTTTAGTACTTCCCTGCTTGAATGCCTCTGCTATCTTCTTGAGTGCTGGTTGTGTCTCTGACTTATTCTCAGCACCATCTCTTGCTGCCTTACCCCTTCTCTTCTTCTCCTCTACTTGCTTTGCTTTATCTCTCTTCTCTTCATTCTGTGATATCTGCTCTTCTTTCTTGATTAATGCTTTGTTATTGGATATCTGTGTAGCAATGTTAGTTCTCCATCCCTCAACCATTGCCTGAGAGTTTACAGAGATACTATTAAGTGTACTACCAAGTGAATTCATGCCATTAATGACAGAGTTCATACCAGGACTAGTACCCTTATAAGATATCATCTTATACAGAGTTGCCTTCTTTACTTTAATAGGAGGTGCTTCTGCCATATTATGTTAACATTGGTGTCGCTGAGGTATAGACTTTAATCACAGATCCACCATCTCCACTATTATTTATGACCTGTTGCTTAACTACTGTGGATTGACCAGGAATAATCATTGGCAACATTTCATCATCTGCGTCTCTAAATGCTTTCTCTTTTAACTTCTGGATTGCACCCTTAAAAGAAGGTGCTTCTGCCACAAGTTTTGGAATTATCTTACCATGACTACCTCCAAAGTACTTATTCCAAGTCTGTGCTGCTTTAGATAATAGACCACCACCTTTCTTAGTAGCCTTCTGATGATCTCCCTCTGGTGGATCAAATGTTAACTCTTTTCCTTTAACTGCTCCCTTACCCTTACCAAATGGTGCTTCCTTACCATAGAAATTAAGTGGATTCACCCTTGATAGTACGTCACTCTTAGGTCTTCCAGTATCACTAGGATTCCTTGCCATCTCCCAATGTAGATGAGGTCCAGATGATCTACCTGTATTACCTGTATATCCTAGTAATGTGCCCTTCGGTGTCTTCTGACCCTTAGAGAGTGTTACCATCTTATCCAGATGAGCGAAGAAATGACCATATCCATTACTATCTACCCAACTGATCCAGAATCCATATCCAGAATCCTTACCTACTGCCTCAACAAATCCCTCTGACATTGCATATAATCCTTCACCAATCTCTGTGGCAATGTCTACACCCATATGCATACCAGGTGATAAACTCAATCCTCGCATACCCATCTGTGATGTTACTACATGTCCTCCTTCTGCCATTGGTTGTGCAAACATTGGACTACCTGCCAACATTGCCGTTGATACTGCTGCTAAAAAACCGCCCATACTATAATCCTGTGGTGTTACTGGTTGAATGTCCTTCCTGTGACCATAAACTTGTACTGCACCGCCCTCTGCTTTCTCTTGTCCCATCTGTAGGACTTTACCTCTGGTCCTTATAACCTTCCACGCAAACCCTATTGGATTCGATGCAAATGCTATAAGATTTTTAACTCCATTGATAACCTGACCGATGATCCATTTAATTGCATCAACTGCGACACCAAAAACGAAAGAAACAAATTCACCTAACATCTTAGCACCTTTCATCAATAAATCGGTGATTCCACTAAAGAATCCCATCAATGCATCAAAGGTCTCTTTAAAAGGTTCAAAGACCTCTTTCATAGTGCCCCATATCACCTGACCATACATCTTAAATGCTCTACCAAGAGGACCAAATATAGGTTCAATTATTGGACCTAAAGTCTTACCTACCCACTCACCTAAGAAACCACCAATAGCATTACCTACGATAGGTGCGAATGGACCTAAGAAAGGACCAAGTAATGCAGTACCTACTGCACCACCTATTAAACCACCTGCTGCCTGTCCAACACCTGCACCTATAGCAGCAGACTTCTTCTCACCTGACGCTATACCTGACGCAATACGTGCAGCACCACCTAATACTGATAGACCACCTGCTGCTGCACCTGGTCTTGCCTTCGCAAACTTACCTAACTTACCAATACCTCTCTTGCCGAACTTGAGTCCTTTCTTACCCATTATCCGACCACGTTGCTGTAACTTATTGAGTGGTCCTTTGTTTGGTCCTTTAAATTGTCCTTGGAATCTATTCTTTGCCTGATCCTGATATAGGTTAGACTTCATCCCCTTACCAGCACCCTTGGCTCTCTTCATGTCAGCTCTCTTAGCTGACTTCTGAATCTTCTCGTACTCTTCTTTACTGTATATTACACCTGTCTTCTTATCTCTATACCCAGTACGTCGTGCTTGAGCACTTGCCTTTATCTCTTCTTGTGTCTGAGTATTCCTAGCAAAGGCTTCTCTAACACCATTAAAATCTGATATCGCCTTCCATGGCATTAATAGGTACTGTGCTGTCTTAAACGCAGCAATACCACCTAATAGTTGTAGGACTCCTAATACTCCTCTAAGTCCTCTCTTAACAGGGTTCTCTTCATAGCTACCAAATATATTGGTAAGACCGTTCATTATCCCATTGATACCAAACCCTAGTATCGAGAATGCAAACTTACCAATGGCAAATATTAATTTGAATACCTTCTCTGCTGACTCAGGACTTTTATCCATCCAGTCAAAGATACCGTACAGTATAAAACCACCGATGATTGCCTCTAAGAAACCTCCTATTCTCTTAAAGAATCCCTCAAATGGTTTCTTGATGGTATCCCATCTCTTCTTAACCTTTGTATCTGCTTCCTTCTCACCTTGCTCTAATGCATTCTCTACATCACTCCGCTTCTTCTTGCGGAACATCTTTCTAAAAGCAGTAATACTCTTAGACCATAGTCCCTTCTCTTTCTTATCCTTAGTATCTAATCTCTCAGTCTTCTCTGCAATATCTTTACGAAGCCAATCACGTTCAAACTCTATGATTGTATTCGTTTCAAAAAAGTTATTAGCAATGCCCTCTGTTACAACACCTGTACGATTAATTCCTCTACGGATCTCGTTGAAGTCATTATCTAACTTACTAGAGATCTTAAATGGTTTAATTGTAACAAACGATTTAATTGCCATTTATAGAGACATTTTTTGTTCTTCTGACTTCTGTCTTCGCTCTTCCTCTTGGATATGAGCTAAAAGAAGGTTCACATAAACATCACGTTCCCAAGGCATCATATTCTCTAATTCAGTTAGAGAGTATTTGTGGTGTTGCATTAATGCGAAGTTAGTCTTGTAATAATTCTCAAGACTATCGTGCATCAGGGCTACTCGAAAAAAGATGCTAGACCTTCTAACTGTAGCTCACTCTTAACCTTAGTTTTGGGGTTGTAGATTGGAATTGTATAGGATAACTTAGGCATTGTCTGGAAGAAGTCTTGGACTTTACCAAACTGCTCAGAATTCAATTCCTCAAGGAAATCTAACGCTTCAGTCTTACTGAAACTGTCATAGACCTCTTCTTTATCCCACACTTGGTCTATACAACCAGCAGCGAGTTTGAAGATGTCATCAATATCAGGATTCTCAGTTAGATTCTGTTGAATGAATACATCCAATGATGGATATTTCATTTTGATACCTACATTTCCATCTAACTCAATCTTGTTAGTATGTCCATCAGGTACTTCAACGGTAACCTTATCTAAAGGTACCTTAACATCGACCTTTGTTTCATTATCATCTGGTGCAGTAACTTTAAATTCACTGACCTCACCAACTGCCTTTGATCTAATTCTAAGGAAGATGTATTCAATCTCGAAAGTAGCGAGATCTTCAACTTTTCCTTTCAAACTGGTGCAGTTTTTAATAATTGTCTTCACTGCTTTAATCATCTCTTTGTCGTTATTCGACTCCATAGCGAGATAAAGCAATTTCTCCTCTTTCACTAGAAAGGGACGGTATGTTAATTTCTTGCCTGTAATAGGCAATTCCATTTCATACTCAGGTATGGCTAACTTGGGTAAAGGCATAATTTAGTAATTATCTTATCTTTATTTAGACACCATATCGAGAGACATCTTTCTGCTCGACATCGTATCCCATTATATTGGCAGATTCATTGAAGTAATTAATATGACGGTCACCTGCATCAAAACGGGTACCCTCACCACCAATGGTGTCAAATCTATATCTCTCGTAATAGAAAGATATATCTAACTTCAATAAATCAGTCTGTCCGTTGTTAAAACTCAGTGCTGACATGTCATATGGGAATGCACCAAACATCTGCCACACACCAGTTGATCTATTTAATCTCTGCTCATATTGTCTTCCCTCCCTCGATATTCCATGCCACACGATATTAGATCCTAATTCCCACTTACTTATCAGTATATTAGTAGTATACTCATCATATAATGTAACTCTATTCTCTGCATCACTAGCTGTATATTGCATCCACTTCTCAAATAATTCTCTATGAATTAGATCCTTTGTCACAATAAATGAGCATGTTATATCAGTAGATGCTGTATCAGTAGCAAAATTACGTTGCTGACCTACATCTCTTATCTGACCAGTAGTAATTCTCTTTCCAGGTACTGTTACGTCATCAGCAAAGTAATTAATAGACTCAAATACAGATCTCTGATCACTTCTTAACCTCTGATCGTTCATTAAAAGGCACTGTGGTAAATCTATTATCACAGAATACAGATTACTTCTTGCTGGCTCTTTAGCTCCAGTTGCTACTAATTCACGGAACTTGCTAAAACTATTTGCCATTACTTTAGTCTACTCCATATGATCCGACTAGGTACTTCCATTGTTTTCCCTAATCCAGGTGGGTTAATAACGAATTGCTCAATTGGTAGTGGAGTCATGTCTGCCAACTCCTCTTGAGGTACATTATATGCACTTGTCACACTATTCATAAAGTATTTATGATGGCAACGCCTAGGATATGTAATACTACCAGCAGCCCATGTATTTGCCATACTTTTTCTGCTAGTAGGTCTCAAATAATGTATATTACCGCCAGAGAATTGCAGTTTCTGATAGTCAACATCTGTGATTAGTACCATAGGAAAGGTATCCCAGAATGGTAGATTAGGTGTCTGAGCTGAATAATTAAAGAATATAATATCACCAACAGTAAAAGCACCAGTATAATCTTCTAATCCATACTGAAGTTGCTCTCGGTACCATGACTTACTCTGTAGAGAACCTCCTGCTAAATCTTTGACATCTGTGAAAATGCTCATACTCCTAAATGATGTTCCGTTAATATTAAGAAAGTCATTCTACGATCCCTACAATATGCTCTTGCTGCCTTCCATTTAGCAGAATTAACACCAAATGTTCTCACTTCAGTTAGAAAGGTTTTAGACTTTTGTTTCTGGCGTTTCGGTGGGAGAGTTTGTTTATGAGGTTTAATTTCGATAATGCTCTTTGCGAGTCCTCCTGTCTTGGTTCTCGCCTTAACATAAAAATCGGGATAATAACGATGGACACGATTATCCACGGGACTGCGATATGGAATAATAATTTCTTCACTTCCCCACTCTAAAACGTTTGCATTGCGGTCACACCAACCCATGAATTTTTTTTCCCACAAACTCCTATAAATAATCTTAGTGTGATCACCTTTGTACTTATGCTTGTTTGATGGTCGAAATTTCCCTTTATAAGACATGACGTTAGTATTCCCAACAAGTAAACCGTTAGGAGCAAATAATCGCAATAGCAGAGAAGCTATTAAAGATGATGCTGCTTTCCCAACGAAGGTGATAGATTACCTTAAAATAGATATTTATGGTCATGAGCACGATGAAATCATCGATACGGTATATCTATACCTACCGAATAAGTTAAGTGAGAAATATACAGCAGAATATAAGAATGTAACGTTAGGTCCAGCAGGTAATGCAGCAGTTGGAGCTGCTAAAAAGATTGTTTCATCTGAAGGGGATTTTGAGGGAACTTCCTTTAAGGGTGAATTAAAGAATTTCGCAAAAGCAGCAAAACCATCATTAGCATTTGGTGCTGGAGCAAAAGCAATAAGTGCAACAGTTGGTGTGACTGGTCAGGGAATGAGTAGTTTAAGTGGTAATGATCTAGCAGCACTTACTACTGGTAAAATCTTCAACCCATATGAAGAGGCAATCTTCAGTGGTACAAGTTTTAGGAATCATACATTCTCATTCAAGATGCAACCAAAGAATGCACAGGATGTCCAGACCATATACCAGATAATCCACACCTTCAGGACATCAATGCTTCCTGGTAA